CTTCCGTCTGTCCGGCTTCACCAAAGACGAGTTCCTGAACATGATGACCAAAGACCATCCGACATACTCCAAGGCCAAGGTCATCCGCAGCATCTGAGAGAGGAGCGTATCACAATGCCTGTCGTAGACATCTACGTTAATAAGCCTGTACCTGTGCAGGACATGGAGTTCACCTTCGTGTATGACCCTGCAATGGTTGAAGCTGCGCTCCACCCGCCCGACAGCGGGCAGGAGCAGCCGTTTGGTGCTGAAAAGGTACTGTGACGGGGGTACCCTACCATGAGCGGGCTCGTCGACCCCGAAATCATGCTAGTTAGTAAGGGGAAAATCAGCCATTTCGTTACGCTTTGTATAACGGATTTCAAGGAATTTTCCAGATAGTTTTACCAGAAAAGGAGG